TAACGCTTGGAGTCTTACAGGTCTATCTGGAGATGGTTCTGTAAATGGTGACGCTTGGAGAATAGAAGGTTCTGGTCAGATATGGAGTCAGACAGTTGCAGATAGCGAAAACGATTTAACTATAATCTGTGCTATGAAGTATGTATCTAATCCAGATAACGATGAAGTTTTAATGACTCTTGATAATGGTTCTTACAGAGTAGAAGTAAAAGCAAATGGTTCAAATAATAAAGTAAAGTTAGTTGGTGCTACTACTGCTACTTCTTCTGATTTAGATTTAAGTATGGCAGAAGATGATGCAGTTCCAAGTCTTTTGCGACTTACTCTTGCGAATGACGGAACGGCAAGATTGTATATGCGAGAAATTATAGAAGATGACGATGCACAACAACATTATCTTGAAGTTACGGCAACATCTTCTGTATCACAGACTGCGTCTTTTGGTAATACAACAGGAACAGTTGATTGGTATGTAGCATATTATACTCCATATGGTGCTTATTCCCCAGACGAAATGGATATGTCCGATTGGACTACTAACTCTCTTATTCGCACAGGTCTGAATATTGTTAATGTTCTTAAAGCAAGCAATAGATTCTTAATCAAGACTCATGTCACAGAATCAAGTATTTTGTATGGTTACGACTTATCTTCGCAAGCCATGATAAATAGATTCAGACCTCCCACAATCCATGTCCTTACACAGAAATTAGAATCCCCAGAGTTTTTAGTTCTGGGAGGTCGTAGGACAGACCAGAGATATAATGTAATTATCTATGTTACAACTCGTGGAACAGATTACAAAAACGCATACCGTCTTGGTCTATCAATTATGGGAGAAGTTTTTGATGAATTGTATACTAAAACAGGACTTGAAGATGGAATTGATTCTCTAATATCTTATGATGCAGTCCTTGATAGTAAGATAGATGATGATGAAGTTGTTTGTGTTCATACTCTAACACTAACTTATATGAAAAAGATTCGGATGTTCCAAAGAGAAGTATAAGAAGTCTTTATTAGACAAACATACAGTGTCTGATATATGGCATTAAGTAATGTTCATAGGTATTTAGCCATTGGTAAAGAAACCACATATGCTACTGCGGTTCCTACAGACGCAGTAGGCGAAGTTGAATCAGAAACCTTTGGTCAGACTTTTGATGTAAACAAAAGAAGCGACATGAATTATTGGAATAGTAGACAAGCAGTTATGGGCAAAATCTCCTCCTCTGGAGGTTGGTCACAAGTCCTTCAACCTTGCCACTTCACAATGATGTGTATTCACGGTCTATTTGGAGACAACCCTACTGTCTTTGAATCAGCAGGGCCAACAACAGGTATAATCGCAGAACCAGCAATTACAAGTGTTACTGAATTACCTTCTTACACATTCCGCATTGGTCGTGACGATGGAGAGGCACTATTTCCGGGTCAAGTTATGGAATCAATGTCAGTATCTGCTTCTGTCGGAGAATACGCTATGATTTCATTTGCTACTATTGGTTCAACCCAGACCGCAGAGGCTGGTAGTTTAGGAACCGATGTTCCAACTTATACAGGAGATGCTTTGCATTTCGCAAAGACTTATGTAAACTTTGAAGAAGCAGCAACATCATCTGCATTTTCTTCAATGGTTCAGAGTATTGATTTTGAAATTAAAAATAACCACGATATAGACAATACTTACGCTCTTGGTTCAAACAGTGTAGCAAGAAAGCCACCTGTGACTACTCGTGAAGTAAGCGGTTCGATTACTTTCCACAAAATGACAGAAAGTGGAGACACAGGTCTTGACGATGCTATAACTTACGCTGAAATGATGGGTGCTACATCTGCTAATGGTGCGGCAGAAGTCTATCCGGGCAGTAGCACACCTGCGCTATCTGTTTTGTTTGAAGACAGTGCTACAAACTTTATTAGATTTGATTTCTTTAATTTACATTATGAAATGCCAGAAACATCAGTAAGCGGTAGAGATTCACAGACAATGACTGTAAAGTTCCATGCTCTGTATGATTTAACTGCTACTTCCACCGTAAAAGTTGCTTTTGAAAGCACAGACTCTGCTTTATCTACACTTGACTTGGATGCGTGATGGGGGTAGTTAAGTGCCTGTCGCAACCCCAGCAAACATAGCCGTAGAAACGATACACGGCACTCACCTAACATTAGGTGGTTTAATTGAAACATTTCTACAAAGTCTTACCGCCGGAACAGAAATATTTTCAATATCAGTAGTTAAACAAGCAGTAGGGAATAACTTTACTGCTACTATTGCATATGAAAGCCCACCATGAAGTGATATTCCATGATTAGCAACAGTAGTATAATTGCTAAATGGAACGAGTCAATGACTCGTATAAAAGTAAAGGAAAGTGATAAAAGTGCCTGTATTAAAGAAAGAGATAGAATTGAATGACGGAAAGAAGATTTGGGTAAGACAAGCCTCCGGTATGGATAAACTTGCTATTGAAAAAATCCAAGCCCAGACCTTTAGAAAATTTAGACATTTTGGAACAAACCCCGCAGAGTGGACTCCAGAGCAACATGAAGAATTTAATGATGCTCTGTCAGAAGCAGGTGCAGGTATTGATTCGCAAATTCAAGCATGGGTTCCAAGATGTGTAATTGAAGAAAATTTTGATATTAATACTCTTACTTCCGAAGAAGTTAGAGACATACTAAACTTCGTCAGAGGAGACGACTTAGAGGGTGCGGTCCCTTTGGATTCTTGACCTCTGTTGCGCCGATGTTATGCTCAACATTTAAAGGGGTCTTACCAAGTGATTTGTTTGAAAAATACGATTGTAAGGGTGGATGGATAAAATTAGATTATGATTTAGAAATAGCACTCGAAATTAGCAGTAGAATAAAAGAACAATACGATGAAAAAGATAATAAGATAGATGCTAAAAAAGCAGTAGCAAGAAGAAATCAAAGGAGAGCAGATTCAGCCACAGTAAAACCAAAAGATATGGGTAATATGTTAAAAGAATGGGCTGGTGATTAGATGGCAAAAGCAGGTGCAGCACGAGTATTTTTCGATGTAATAGGACAATTACAGTCGGAGAAGTTACTTGGTGATACTCGTGCCGCTATGGTAGTCCAAGAAGCGATTGTTCTTGATACAATAAGTAGTATCGCTGACACTTTTTCAGAAAGCACATCTTACATAATTGATGCCGTAAATAGTGTTACGGCGGCATTTTTTGAATTTGAAGAACAATTTGTAAGGGTTCGTAAATTCTATAACGCCGGAGAAGGCGAAGTTAGAGCATTCGCAGAAGCAGCACAAGAAATGGGTCACGCTTTCGCATTTACAGGTGCTGAATCTTTAGCCGCTGCAGCAAGAACGGCGCAGTTAAAGGCAGTATTGGGTTCCCAACTTGCAGTTATTGAGGCTACAAGACAGGGTCTATTGATGGCTCAAGTCGGTGAAATGGAAACCGAATTAGGTATGAATCGTTTTATTGCTTTAGCACAACAAACTCAATTCCTTATGGGCGGTCTTACTCAAGCCCAATATGATAACTTAACGGCAGAGCAACAGGCTAATCTTGTAAGAGAAGCATCAATACACGCCCTAAACCAACTTAACACAATTGAAAATACTTCTGTTGCTACAATGGAAGATATTACATTCGTTCTTAACCAATTCGCAAGTCAAGCGGATATTGCAGGTGAGTCAATTGGTGATATGGCCGCTATGTCTGCTTTGCTACTTGAAACAGGTGAAGAAGTAAGCAGGGCGGGAACAGGTCTGCGTATGATTTATCAGCGTCTCGGAAATGCAAATAACGAAGCAACAAAGGCTATTGCTGAATTAATTCCGGGTCTTGATGCTCAAGGAGTAGCGCAATTAAAATTAACTGATGTAATAGAAAGAATAACTCCAGCCTATAATGCTATGTCGGCAGAGGAAAAAAGAGCATTAGCAGTAAGTATTGCTGGTTCCCGTCACTATATCAAATTCCTAAAGATAATGGAAAATCAACATCGTCTAACACAGATGCAAACTGATGCTTTCAACACACTTTATCCCGCTATTGAAGAGTTTGAAAATAAAACAAAATCTGCCGTTTTCCAAGCAACGCAAATGGAAGCAAAGATAAATGACATGAAGGTAGCGATAGGGGAGGATTTAGCAGAAGCATATATGACTTCATATAGAGCGCAAGAGACATTCTTAAAGGGTGCAAAAACGGTTCTTGAAATTCCCGGTATGGATAAGGTAGCAGGTAATGTAATAGCAGCCTCAAACGCTTATCAACAATTAATTCAACCTCTGGCAGAATTAGCCCTTAGAGTTGTAGGTATTACAGTTGCATTCAAAGCATACCAAGCATCAAGACCGGATGCAATCAATAAAACAAGAATAGAGGCTATGGAATACAAGAAATTGTATGACGCAAGAACATTAGAAAATCTTGCGAATGAAAAAGGTATATTGACTACTTTCAGAAGTGCTACTGCTCTTAACAGAGAACAACAATCTGTTTTATCATCTGCGAATGCTTTAGTTAGAAAAAGACAGGCAGAAAGAGGGGCTTTGGAAGAAAAAATAAGGAATATAAGAGCAAAGAAGGAAGATGCTCTCCTTGCTTTACAGGAAGCACAGTCGGCTGGAGAAGCAGAAAAAGCATTAAGAAAACTTTCTGGTGCTTTAAGAAGTCAAGGAAATCAACTACAGAAGAATATTGCTTTGAGAGGTCAATCTATGACAAATCAAAGAATCGCTAATAACGACCTTATATTTGAAAAACAAATAAGTCAGCAACTTATTGCTACTAAAGCCACAAGAGAAGTAATAGACAAAAGAAGCATAACAACAATGTTTCAAAGTCTTGGTCTACAAGAAAAAATAAACCAATCTCTTACTGCACACGCAAATGCTATGGCAAATGAAGTGGTGTTATCAGAACAATTAGACTCTAAGACACTTAAGAGATTAACTACCAGACAAGCAGATTTATTATCTCTTCAAGAAGAAGCAAGGCATCGTCTAATGGTTCTTCAAACAGAAAGGGCAGAGTTATTATCAAAAGGAAAGACAACAGTTGCTATTGATGAAAAAATAGCAAAAACAAGAGAAAATATAATGACTTTAAATCAAGAAAGAATAGCAATAACTCAAGTCATTACGGCAGATGAGCAATTAGCAGTAGCACAGAAAAAGGCAGGTGCTTCTACAATGTCCTTTACGCAGAGCATGAAGGCTTCTCATGCTGCTATGATAGAAGGAAATATGTATTTAAAAACCACACAAAAGACTTTGATGGGATTCTCTTTACTCTTCCCTATGATTGTAGACGGTAGTAAACAAATGAGTGCTACTATGTATACTATGAGTTTAATGATGTTAAGTCAAGCAATTCCCGCTATTATCAAAATGACTAAGGGTATAAAGAGTATGGGAATGGCTCTACATATGTCTACGGGTGGTCTTACTGCCATAACAGGCGCACTTGTAACATTAGGTGCTTATCTTGGTTTTGAATTATTTGACAGTATTTTTGGTGACAATTTCAATAGCGACCTTGATAATTTAGGAGGTCTCAATGATGAATTAAATAGGACTTCTGCGATTTTAGCAGAATTATCTGGTACGGCAGGGCAAGAAGCGGTGTTGACAGGAGTCTTTGATATGTCTTTCAACGACTTAAAGCAAAATGCTGAATTAGCACAACAGACTTTAGACGATATTCATACAAGAAGATTACGATTTGAACAGGCTCATGAAGCAGCAGTAAAAAGAGGAGATGTTGCTACTGCTAACGCTTACGAAGACCAAATATCAAAGTTGTCAGTTGTCGAACAACAAGTGAGTGCTATTACCGAAGCGCAAGATTTTCTTAGTAATGCAGATTTTGATATGGGTCAACAAATGTTAGATAGTTTGGTTCTTACAGAAAAAGAACTTACAAAAAGAATTGCAGGTATGGAAGTTAAGTATGGAGAAGTATATACAGTAGGTTATGTTACACCAGAAGGGGCCTTAAAAGAAGTTGCTTCTTTTGAAGGATATTATGAAGATATTTTCAGCGAGTTTGCTGATGGAAATGAAGCACTTAATGAGGCTCAAAAGGTTTACAATAAAGAGTTGGCAAGCATTAGAAACGCTTACTTTGCAGACGGAGATGAGTTTACAAAAGAATATTATGAAAGTCTTTTGAAAGTTGAAAAAGATGGTCAAGACGATTTAGCAGATTCTCATAAGCAATTTTATGATACTTTAACTCAACAACAGAATGAGTTTGCGAATGCAAGAGAAGAATTATTCTTTGGAGAGAGGTCAAACTTCACAGGTGCTATTTACAAACAAATCACACAAGGCGGAGTAGAAAGCCTTTTGCATAAAGTAGAGTTGATACAGACTAACAACTTTAATGGAATGACGCTACCAGAGATGGTTGAGCAAGTGACACAAGGAGTGACAGCAGAGTTAAGAGCGCAAGGTGTTCCAATATGAAGCAGGTAAATACATTATACAATTTCTGGGTAGGTGGCTACTATGATGATTTTTCATCTTCAAGAGCAGTAGCAGATGATTTAAATGATGCTAATGTAAGAACATTAGACCATACTAAAACCCACTTTGGTTCTGCAATTGGAGAAAACGCAAGACTAAATCCAAAATTTAAATATTCATTCCCAGAAAGAAAAAGAACAGGCATTTACCTATCGGGCGAACCTACTTACGATTACACTACTGAATATCAACAATTAGGTGGTAGTGACGATGATAAACTTACTCATAATGGTAGTATATCTCAATGGTTAAAATATGATGAAACAAGAGATAATACCACAAGAACATTTTCGCAAGCAAAACCTAAAGTGCCTAACTCTGTTTTAGGAAATAGGCAGAGGCTTAAAGGTTCTGCCGGAGATTCATATCTTGCTTTTTTTAACGGCCATGATTCTAACGGGAAATACTACTGTCCTCTTGGTGAAATGGATTTTAGTTGGGGTGTTTCACCTATTTCAAACCCAGACATCGAAATATCAGCAAATGTTTTAGATAAGTATGCTGGTTCCCCAATATCCTTTTTACAGACAGGTAGGCAGACCTCTGGCTACCCATCCCACGATTCGGCAGATGGTAATCTAAATACTATTTCTTTCGCAAGTGTTTATGTTGCTGAAAGCCCTAACACAGACTCTACTGATAACAGACCTACCTTTATCAGCCATGAAATAAAAAGTCCTTCTAAAAATGTATTTTTTATCAATAATATGTATGTGGCAAAGGGTTCTGGTAATCCTACTCCTACGGTTACATCTGGAACAGAGAGAGTAATAACTTACGATGGGCCACTTAGATTCAAAGGAATAGGAGAAAGTTTTCATTTGCGAATTGCTGTTCACAAAGTAATAACAGATACTGATTGGGATTATACACTTAAAATAGGTTACAAATCTACAACAACATACAATAAATCTAATGATGATTTTGATGATACTACTGCTTTGATGACAGTTCCAATAACATTAGCAGATTTAGGAGTAGATACTGCATTTACTCGATTTGCTAATGGTTTTCCAGATGAGCAACCGGAAGTAGAGGCGTGGTGCGATATTGAAGTAGTTCCAGACTTTGTTGCTAATACTTGGAGAGCATATTCAAATGGAAGCACTACATCTTTTGCTAATGGCACTATCAATGTAGCAGTAGATAAGACTACTTCTTACGGGTGGTCTTTAGATGCTAATTGGAGTTTTAATTCTACCTACTATGCTAATATAGTGACAATGATAGATAGAGCCGCAATAGCAATCCCTCTTACAAACAAGTTTGATGGAACAATCCCCAACCCCGTAACTTCCTTCAATATGTCAACCGGCGCAAACAAAATTAGCATATTGAAAATAGATGTTTTAGACGATGACAATTCTTACACATTAGCCCCTCTAACAACAGGAGTCGCTACAACAGAATGGAAACTATTTATGTTTTTAAACAATGAAGATAGACCTATTTGGCAAGGCACTATTGAATCAGTAGACCATAGACAAGACACTAAAGCACAGACACTAAAAACAAGTATAACTGCAAGAGATTCACTTAGCATATTAGATAGAACCTTGCCTATATGGGAGTTAGGTCAAAATGCTTTCATAAGTCTAAGTAATCACCTTTCTATGGCTTCTCTTGTTGAAAAGAGAATAGATGAAACTACTGCTATTTCCGATTCTTTATTGATGGGTAGCGGAAATATGGGGGCAAAGGGAACGGAGTTAGGTTTCAGTAGGTATGATACAGATACCTATTCAGTGGGTATGAGTCCAATAGCAAACGGAAGATGTTCTTTGTATTCTGGTTCTGCGATTCAGATATATATCAACGAAGACGAAGATGGGCCAAACAATGTTGAAGACGAATGGGAAGGTGACGATGTGTTGCACATTATGGGGCATCATCCTAAACAAGTTGATAGAGAGTTTATTTTAAAGTTTGATGATAGAATATATACAGGCACACCATCCCCTATGTTGCACATTGACACTTATGGTAATATACAGGATGGAGATACGATTGTTGTCAAAGGCACTACTGTTGACGGAACCTATACAGTAAATCAGATGTATTTGATTAAAGATAACTCTACCGAAGAAGATACATGGTTTGTTAGAATAAGAACCACAGATACTACCGGCGCAGATACAGACGACCAGATGTTTGAAGCCTCAAATCTAAAGTCTTTAAACTCTGATTATGAAGGAAAAACATTGATTGAAATCACAACTTCTTCCGCCCATAATCTTTCTTTAGGTGACGAGTTTTGTTTCCCCGTTGGAATTAGCATAGGTGCAAGCGTATTTCAGCATTTTACCGCAAGACCTCTAAAGGTTATAGCAGTTCCAACATCTACTACTTTACATGTATTAGTAGAAAGGTGGCCTTATGCAGTCAATAACAATCAGAGTGTGTCTGGTAGTGATGCTATGGCTTATGACTTAAGCGTAATCAACGGCTACGATTCAAAATCATATCCTAAAACTCCAGCCGTTCTTTACAAACAAAATACAATAAATCTTCAATTACCACAGATAAGGTCGAAATATCGCAATCTACACGCAAGATGGATGAGAGACTTACCTACATCTATTTGGTTCAAAGCACAGTTTGGTGTTATAGCGGCTAAACCTTATTGGAGACATGGTAAAGGCTCATTCTTAGATAGACCTTTTAACTCTACTCAAGGTTCGGTGCTAAATAGTCTTTATGGTTGGAATAGTGACGGCACTGTAAGTGTTGACACTCTGCAAAATGATTTGACTACATCAACTACTAACTTTGGTGTTACAGACCCCGCTATGTGGTATCATATCAAAGCAAATAGGCTTAGAGAGTTTATTATTGATTTAGTTGATAAAGAGACAGGAGACCATCAGTATATTATTGCAGATACAATAACAGAACCTAATAGCAACCACACTGTTACCTACAGTAAAACAAGTGAAGAGTTTACAACATCTTCTGCTCATAGTCTCGATGATGGTCAAATAGTAGTCCATACAGGTTTTTATCAAGAAGAGTTAAATGGTGTGTTTATGGTAGCAGTCCAAGCATCAAGCACTAAATATAAAGCATGGAAAGTTTCTGATTTCCCCAACACAAACAATTCTTTTGCGTATCTAAAGGCAAAGAGTAGAGGGGAGTCAAATTGGAATCAAGGAATTAGTAGACATTATGAAGACCCAGATGGAATCAGTGCTACTCTACTACGAGTAGGTTCTACCGACTTTGACCCAGATTCAAGCACAAGCACTGTAGCAAAAGTCCGATATGGCACTTCAACTATATCTGGAGTTAAAGGCATTAAAAGAGAATGGCTTAGAGAACACACCATTTATAGTTTAAGAAAGGTTGATGAAAGTAATGGCTACAAGCATTGTTTTGCTCTTTGGGCTGATATGAGAAATGACGGAAATGCAGACGCAGACGGTGGTTATCGCAAACAAGACTTTGGTCTTATTCAACCTACTCCCCAGAATTATGAAGTGTCCTTGAGTTTCGCAGACCAATTTGATGAAAACGGAGATGCTGATGTATTTACAGATTTGAAAATAGGAGAAGATTTGGATATATGGTCTCTTGACCCAACGGCGGAACCGTTTTCTGCTTCTACATGGGCTGATTTAGAAGGTGGTTCTAACGAGGAGCCTTTTGACCAATATCATAATTGGCAAGATAAAGGAGGTGCAGTCTGCCTTATTGATGTATCAAGATTTTGGAATCTAAATACTAATGCTTGTGGTGGAAGACCGGGATATGAAAGTGGTGGGCTTGTAGACTTTGGGGATTACGAAACAACAACTCAAGGTTTCCCATATCTAATTGATAATTATTATTTACACGCTACTGCGAATTATAAGAATACTAATAGTTCCTTCTTTATGAACACTCACCCAAACTCTAATTTATTCATTAATGATGGTACTGTCCTTTTACAACAAATAGATATTGGGGAAGATTACATTGTAGTCCAAGACGCATCCCAATTTGAATCAAGTGGTTATGGGGTCATACAGTGCATAGGTGGCGCAAGTAGAGACTCTGAAACTAAAAACTATTACTTCTTTTGGGGTAGCAAAAGTACCCGCACCGATTCGGCAGGTAGGGTAGGTGATTCTTTAGAAGGTGTCTTCATAACAGAATATGAAATAGTTACGGGGCCTAAGAATGTTATAGACCAATTGAAAGTTGATGAAACTGCTGGGTCGTCTGGAAGTGATGTAAAAATAGGTAGTAATGAGTTTTTAACTGAAAATGTTGAAGGTAATTTTGATAAAGTTAGAGTATTTAACTCTCCAGCCGCTTTGTTTTCTTTTAGACTTGTGTTAAATTTAACAGGTCTGGTAAAAGCACCTAACTCTGGAACATACTTTGCGTCTGATAAAATGAGATATATGCAATCAATGATTCTCACAGATAATTGGTCTTCAAATTCTTCTTTACCGTGTATTTCAGATATAGCAAACATCCCTAAAACCAATGAGTTAGACTCTGACAACTTTGGTTCTGTTCACGATGCAAGAGGGCAGACTATTATGAATCTTCTAAATGATATGAAAGAAAAAGAAGGTAATGGTTTATCTGGAAATCTAAAGACATTTTCTTGGTTGATAGGAAGAGATAACAGATTAGATTTCAGAGAGTCTTACTCAAGCAATCACTCTTTCACAAGAAATAATTTAAAATCATCAAACTTAGCAACACAAACCGGAGGTAAAATTACAAATGTAAGAGTTTACTACAATGGAAACTCTGCTTTCGCAGACTACCCAACTCCTTCTGGTAGTGATTTAAGGTGGAGAGTTTTAAATTATCCAGATATATTCAATAGAGAAGAAGCACTAAGTATCGCAAAACAAGAATATCTTAGAGAAAACACATCAAGAATTAGCGTAGATGCAGAAGTAATTAGAGATACAGGTGAATCAAACTTAATGACAAGTGGTGGTAGGTTTGGTTATGTATCAGATGTATCAAGAAACCTAACTTATGACAATAGATTCAGTTTATCTTGGTGGAGTAATAACTTAGGAGGTCAACCTTTCTTTGGTATACAAAATGCTTTAGACACTGATGCTTATACTTCTGATACAGATATTTCAACAGGTATAGTGTATGCTACAACTCATAATGGTTCATCGGCGGAAGATTGGGCTACGGATAACCAATTGAGATTAGGTATTGTATCTGACGATGATACAGGTTTAGGTAGTATTACGGCTGGCGCAAGTTTAGCCTCTGGGGGTCTGATTAGAATAGTTACCTCTTCTCCCCCTACCTATGAATGGTCTTACGATAATAGTGGAACATATGGCCCACAGGTTGTTATGAATAGCAATAATACATGGTATACTTTAACACATACCATAGGTGGCACTACTTACAGTCTATCGGTTTACAAAATAGATGGAACAGTTGCTGGCACTGTAAATGCCTTTACTTATTACAATAGAGCGCACAGGAGAACCGATTCTGCTTATTTTTGGTATGGTACAAACAGTTTAACAAATGCCGTACAAGTAGTCCACATTGATAAAAACACACCTAAAGTTAGTGAATCAACGGGTAATGAGATAAGACTTGCTATTGCTTATGATTCTGGGGCTACTTTTGATGTAGCAAACTTTAGATTATTCGCATTAGATTACTCTTTCGATGAAGTAGTTGATACAAGCGGTGGTGTCGGTAATGAACGACCTCCCCTATTAACTTCTACTTTACAAGGCTCTGCAAGCGTGGAGATTGACGGTAATGGTTATTTTGAAATAACTCTACCTGCGTCTTACACTTCTGGAACACATAAAGTATTATTTTCAGTAGATATTGATTATCTTCGGGATGTTTTGCGATTTAGAGGTAATAATAAAATGAAAAACGCTCACAATGTAGATGGAGATACAACCTATTCCACCTTTGATGATGACAGTTGCTTTCCTCTCGGTATGAGAAGATTCGATATTATGGGCGCACATGGAGATGAAAGAGCCGCATTTTACGCACCGAGACTGCATATAGTTGACGATTTGAATTACATCCCAGCAACAACTTTGACATACACTGACGATTATATTGATTTAAACAGTGAGACTATGGTAATAAGAGATATTATATGGCAACAAAGTGGAAACTCACATGAAAAGGTAAATCTAAAGTTAGAAAAGGTTGAGAGTCACTACAACTACGATTTCACAAGAGCGTTTAAACGCAATAACCCACAAAACACCCCAAGACCCGGAAACCCACCTTCTCCCGTTGGTCCAGCAAGACCGCCTTTCGGAGGAGGTTTGGGTAGTAGTGTAGGCGGTTTACAACAGTTATCAACTTCTTCTAATGTAAGAGATGAACAATCACAATTTGCAGGTCTATCATCTAATAGTATGGCAAAGAGTCTAAGTAGAGGTCTGAAAGGTCGTGCTGACTTTGCATCCGATAGAGCATCGTCAAACGCAACATGGGGAGTATTAGGTAGTAAAACTACAGGTAAAGCATCGTCTTTCGATAGGGCGATTGATGGTCTTGATAGTGCCATGTCTTCGTCTGGTTCTGCAATAGCAACATCAGAAGGTTTCACATTAGCCGGTATCTCCGACCCAGAAGCAGGGGCGCAGGGAGAAACACATTCGCATAGCATGAATGTAAGGGTTCCGAATGATGCAAGCACAGGATATGTATCTGTCCTTGCGAGTGTATCTCTGGAAAGCGTCTCAGGTGGCGGAAATGCAGAATTGACAACTACTGTAACTTGTAGCGAAACGGGTTCTTCTATATCTAATACAAAGATAATATCGCAAGGCTCAAACAACTCAAATGTAATACTTCTCCCAACTACATTCTTAGATGGTGCTTCTACTGCTAACAATACTCTCACAGTAACCTTTGAAAGAAAACCGGCGCAGGGTAATGATAATGCAGGGTATCAATCACTTGTTATACACAATGTATCAGTTAATGTAAGAAGGTACAACAACCCGACAATAGCGCAAAGCGATACCTTTAGAGGATATTGAAGTGGTGGGTCGGGAGTAGAGGTGAGAGAGCCAAAAACCAAAGGAAGAACCAACACATCATGGAAGTGAGGGAACTCCCGACCCAGACTGACATTAATCTTAAGAATTATTAAGGTTTCCATTCCTTTCTTAAATCCTTTATTCTCTTTGCTAAGACTCTACCGACTCCCTTTATTTTCATAAGGTCTTTCTGTCTAACCTTTGTCTTTAGCAAATTAGGAATAGAACCGTATTGTTCCAATAGTCTTTCTGCTATATCTTGACTGATTCCTTGTATTCCCATCAGAGCCAGAAGTCTTGGGTCGGTAGGCAAACTCTTAATTTTCTTATTTAATTTCAGACTCGAAGTCATTTGTTTTTTGAGATGCGAAATAGCAAGCCATTCAACAAATTCATCCATAGTAGTGAATTGAATAACCCTTATTTTAGGAAAGTGTGAATACACTGTCATTTTGAAAGATTTGATTACTCTATTCATCTTTGCTATTTCCCTTGATATTTCATGGGCTTTAGCCTTCCTTCCTTTAAAATACGGTTTTAGTTGTGTTCCATAAATAGCGAGGAAAGGAGTATCGCAAGATTCAGATAATTCGTGGAGTTGATGATTGATTGTCCTACCATTCCTACCTATACCCAAGATACTACGATACAAATCATTTATCTCTTTAGCCTCTATCACCCATTCACCTAAGATATAGTCTCCATGAGGTAGTCTTTTTACCATCACCTCCCCCTTTGGGTCTATTTTGCGATTACCGCAAGCAAGAAACAATTTATGCAGAAGTTTTTCGTTTTCCCTATCGTCTGCGTATATCATGTTATAAGACAAAACTTTGTCATACTTAACTACAGTACCAGCAGTCTACTCCATCACAGAGATTATGTTTGCGATACCAAAATGGTGAAGGGGCGTTTCTGTAGTTTTGCATACCAACCACATATTTTTTTGTGATATTAGGATGGTAGTCAATCCAATCAAGAGCCTCAATAAAATCACAGATATTCTCTGCTATCTCATTCTTCTCTTCTTGCGATAAATCTCTTGGGTCAGCATACCACCTTAATTGTCTACTCATCTCTTGAACCAAAGCGACACGGACATGATGGGGTGGGTTAGATACTCTGATGGCTCTATCAAGACAAGTAGGCAAAGCCACTTGTCCGTTATGGTTCCCCACTCTTACAGTTGCTCTCTGGGTGCTTGGTATTCTATCAACAAAAGGATTCTCATTATTCCACATTACTAAATCAAAACAAGAATCAGCGTTAAAATGACCTGTAAAGGGGTCTAAATGCTCTAAGGTAGGTTGGGGTCTATTTGGTATTTCGTAGCCCATAGGGTCGTTAGAGAAGCCTCTATGGTCAACTACAACACACCAGCGACCCCTTGTAACATTGTAAGTATTAGAGACACGAGTAAGTTTTTCGGGATAACCTACCCCATCAAGCGAAGAAAGACCTTCTGCCATCTTACGCTCATATCTATCAAGATGCAAAGCCCACTGTCTACCTCTAACAGGTCTTTTGAAAAACTGATGAATATGAAAGCCTCTACCCGTTGCTACTAATCTAACTTCGCCTTCGAGTCTTGAAAGAAGAGTAGCAACATCGTTTTTTACTGTCTCCATGTCATAGTCTTCGTTAGTATCAAAATCCCACCACGCTCTATCAATAACTACGCTATCATAATCACCTAAATCATCGAAAGAATACAGACTCGTGTAGATATTACTCATACCATTTAGTTTAGATAGATAGGAAGTAAAGGTCTCGTAGTCGGGGCATTTCTGTCTCTTCAAACCTATCTGTCTGGGAAATGATAGTTTAACTCTCATAATATTCCCCCCTACTTTAGTCTTTAATAATCTGCCTATGACCACACATCTTGCAGATATGATACCTTTCAGAAGCAGTATCTATATCTCCGGTAATCATCATTACGGGTGTAGCCCAATCTCCATCTGTTGCTATAAAAGCATCACACATATCACATATCATTACAAATCCTCCCATAAATTTTCAAGCCCATTCTTTTCACTTTCGCAAGACATTGAGAAATCACACCACAGAGGACAAAAATAATCATTCCATTTCATATCCCACTGATGTTCCTTGATACCGCCTACGCATTTTTTAAGTGATTTGCTAAAAGAAGAGAGGCTTGCGCCGTGAACCTTCTCTACTACTAAGAAACCTTTAGCCCCTTCTGCTATTGCTACTTCTCTCTTGGAATTAGAATCGAGCCAACCCTTTTCGCAACAGAGAACCCTGTCTTCATCCCACTCATCCCAATCGTTTTTCCAATTGCATAATTCTGCTACAAACTTTGGATTGAATGCGTCTGGGGATAAATAGGCAAAGTGGGTTATAGGTCTGGTCTCCCCCATAAGTTTTAGCATATGAGTGTAGTAACACATCTCTTTGCGAGTCTTGTCAAACTTAGTTTTAGCCATATTACCTGTCTTCAATTCATATATACATAGACCGCCGTCTGGGTGTTCAAGAATACCATCAATTAGACCTACAAGCACTACTTCATTTTCAGCATCCCATACTACTCTCTTAACCTCATATTCTACGGGTTTGAATTTTTCAAGACCCCATCTTTCTATCCGACATTCTTCTAAGAATGCGATTACCTCATTAGCAGGGTCTTCTCTGTCTTCGGGGATTAGTGGGCCAAGAACAGACTGTCCTTCCCAATTATCATATAGAGTCTCTAAGTTAGTATGAACATACTTACCACGAGCCATAGCCTCTGTCTCCGGCAATCTCCTGTCCTTGAGTTGGACTCTCGACCACCAATATTTACGAGGACAACCATCATAACCTATGAAAGAAGACTTCGACATTCTTAGGAGTTTGTCGGTGTCGTTAGGGTCATAACTGCTATTAGCATCTAACTCCTCAACAGACATTTCTGCTGGGTCTTTCATAATCATTCCTCTTCTAAAGGTAGAGTAGTCTGCTCTGTCTCATCAAGAGAGGCTTCGCAGTAAGGACATATGTCTGGTCTTTCAATACCTTCAAATTGTGGTACTCTGATTGACCCAGAGCATGAAGGACATTTATCTTCTGAAATCAAATCAAGATGTTGTAGTGTTCTTAGTATCAGAGTGTTATGCTTCTCCAATTCTTGCATAATCATATGTAGGAAGCCGTCAATCCTCCCAGCCATAATACTCATCTTTTCGTCAATCTGTTTTATCGTAGGTTTCTTACTTTCCCTGCCCATATTATCCCCACACTCCTATGACCTAATAAACCTATCTCACAACCAAACTACATCAGATAGACCATTTAGGGAATTTTGTAGAGGCATATAATCCCAATTCATAACTTCGTAATAGGGAATTACTTTTTCCAATACAAATTTTCTTGCTAATTCTTTGAATCCAACTTTAGCAATACCTTGTATTTCAGATGGGTCATCAAAGGCTATGTATTCGCCATACTCGTCTAAAGTGCAGAGGAAGTAGTCATCTTTGCGATAACCTTTACCCAAATTATCATTAGCCCATTTAGCACCTGCTCTGGCTTCAGATAATACGGCATATTTATGTAAATCGTTGCTAAGTTTTGCTTTGATAGTTAAATCTGCAACGGGGATTTTCTCGGCAACAACATCTTCGATTAAATTAGCAAGAGAGTCGGTAGTTTCCCTCTCACTCACGCCTTTCAAGATATTATCAATGACTATCCCCATAGCGTTTTTCATAGCCTTTGGAAGCCTACTTTGCTTCATCTCAATACCTTTGACATACCTCTCTGCTTTATGATATTCCCCATCAGTCCAAGAAACAAGACCTGCGTAGCGGTTTTTAGCCATAACAAGGAATGATTCAGACCATTTTTCAAACTCTGTTACTATAGGAGACATTCTTTCGTTGATAACCTTAAGAGCCTCTATACCCTTTTCTGGCGTAGGTACTTCGCACATAATAGAGTCGGTATGTCCGTATCTGACCTTGAAACCTAAATCCTCTGCGTGGTCTCTTAATTCACCCAAAGTCTTTCTCGAAGTGTATGTAATTGCGTCTGCGATTTTAGGGTGGTACATACCAAACTTAGCGTCACCGGCTACACCATACATAGAGGCAACCAAAGACTTAGTTGCGTATTGCAGAGCGTCATATCTCTTAGCCTCTTCTTCTGTCTTGGCTTGCGCCTTTCTCGCTTTGTATTCATTTCGCAAGTTAGTCATGTAGTCCATCTGTCTACCAAGAAGACCGCTTTTAGACATATCAAAACGAGTACCGTTGCCACAATCACTACCTTTATCGCTTAGGGTAGTCCAGCAGATATTGTATTTTTTGACATTACTATGATACATAGCCTTAACATCAAAGATGCCTATGTTGTTATACACGCCAGCAACAGGAGTCATAATATCCGCACCTTCGTATTCTACTTTGTCAAATTGCGCTTTGCTTGGTATCTTCAAATCAAACTCTTCATCTCTCATACAGAGAATAGCAAACATCTTAGTGATGAATGGGGTTGAACGAATATCGCACTGAACGATATGCTGGAGGGCAGTAAAGTAGCCGAGAACATCTACCAAATCATTTAACTTTGGCAGTAACGCCACATCTTGTCTCGCATAATCAAGATAAGTACCAAAATCAGTATAATAAGTATCGTGTCCGTCTTTTAGAGGTACTTTTTCTTCGCCAAGACAGTGATTAGAAACTGCGTCAAGAGACATAGCCGGTAGTTGTCCGTTCTTCAAAGTCCATAACTTCTTGAAACCTACCATTAAATCTATGACATTTCTGCCTACAATAGGTTGTTCCCAATCACCAAAACGCCACCTAACTCTGTTCATAGGGGATAGTATACCGGCTTTGATATTATTATGTCTCATACGAGTCAGAAGTTGTTTACAGTCAGCGTTAGTTACATTCCAACCTGTGATTATGTCTGGGTCATGAGCCTTCATAAGATTAGCAACATCTAACAACATCTCTCTTTCATTTGAGCAACATTTGAATTTCCTATCCCCTTTGTCGCAAGAGGTGTTTCCGTATGGATGGTCTTTGCAGGGTATACTATCGTAATACCCTGCCTCATAATCTGCATGTGTGAACCATACAAACTCACCTTTCTGCGAATCTCTTACCACTACTATTGTAATCTCCCCAGATTCTATTTTCCATTCCATATCAATGTACCAGACTCTATGCTCATAATTATCAAAGAATTGATTGCTATCAGCAAGAACCTTGTTTTCCCATTTGATATTATTTTCCCATGTCTGCATACTATCTGCTATCTGTCTCATATCCTCCGTACCGTAAAAGGTCTGTTTGATTAATTTTTCTCCATAGAGACCTGTGTAACCACCTTCTTTCTTACACGCTATACCTATATCCTTATCGCCTTCTTTAGTGTATAGGTAAGGCAACATATTCTTACCGAGAACGGCTTTTTTTCTATTGCCTTCTCCATCTCTGTAAAATACATTTACGGAGTTTCCTCTACCTCTCTCTACTATCATATAGAGAGGTACTTACCGAGTCAATATAAATCCTCTGATGCCTATACCATGAGACTCAAGGCAATCCATAACAAACATAGGGGAAACTGAATACCTCTTTGCTATTAACGAAATAGTGCTTTTAACATACTGTTCTTCAAGCCATTTTTTATCTCTAAATCGTGTTAATTTATCATCTATTACCATAGATTTTACGATGTTCTTTGTGACCTTTAATCATACCCATTCCAGCGCATTTGTGTTTGGAATATCTTTAAGTTTCGCTCTTATTCGCTCGCAAGATTCGGCATATAACTCTACCATAGTAGAGTTTCTTCCTAATAATTCGCAAGCGACTGCCGTTGTTCCAGACCCACCAAAGGGGTCTAAGACCCAATCATCCTCATCGGTGCTTGCTAAAATACATTTAATCGGTAATTCAAGTGGGAAGGGTGCTTCGTGTCCGTTGTTAGCAGGGGTCATATCCCAGACGGTGAAAAGATTATTCGCATTATAGTGATAGTCTGGGGATTTTGTTAGCATGAATATCTGTTCGTGTTTAGGTATAGGTCTTTTGATATAAGCCTCCGGTTGAGGATATGATTTGCTTTTATTCCATATTATCTCACTTCGCAGAATCCATCCGTCAGCCTGTAGAGCCAGAGCCAACCTCCAACCTACACCTATTAGATTCTTTTTAGCAAGACCCCCAACATTCCTCGCACCCCATTTATTCTTAGAATCTTTGATACCACCTTCTTTGTAATCAGAACCAGCCCCGCCAGAACCATTGTATGAATCCCCCACATTCAACCATAAAGTACCATCGTCAGTTAGATGTTCCCGTACTTTGCGACAAACTTCAACCATACTCCCTATATATTCATCGAGAGTTTGTCCTTTACCTATCTCATCAGAGTCATCACCATAGGTTCTCATCCCGTAGTATGGGGGAGAAGTTATACACGACCTAAATTTTCTATCTCCCAAATCTGCTTTGAGGAAATCGGAACATATTATGTCGTGTTGCATCATTTAATCCTCTTATACTCATAGATATTTGAATTGATTGGTATTCTCTGTATGTAGCCCCATTTTGCGAGAAGCATTAAGATTCTTGACACCATACGAGTATGTATTATCGCATTAGGTCTACAATATTCGTTAGCAAGATTAGCAATATATTCTGCCGTAAGAATCTGTCCTACTTCCATATCTCTAAGAACCGCATACATAACTACTATTTTTCTGTGTAATTTAGTGATAGACATAACAGAACCCATATGCTTCATAGTCCATTCTATTTCAGAAGCAGGGAGTTTTATCCCCCTACTTGCTATATTCTGAATCCTATGAAGAGGTTGTTCTTCTGCCCAATCTGCTAAATTTATGCTCATACTACTCCTCTTTGAAATATAACATTGTTTTCCATGTCTACTAAGACTATAGAATAACCTTGCGATTCTTCTGTGAAATCTAAGAAGTAAAGGTTTACCAGACCGTCAGTAAGACATTTCTCTAAACCGCCTTCAAACTCAAACTCAAAAGGTGCTACATCATCTTCTGTGCTTGCTAAACAAGTCTCGGTTTTACCCAATAAAATATTACCAGACTCAATATATAGACGCTTCATAGAATCCCACTTTAGCAAACACCTGTTTACTTTTTGCCCGTTTACATTACCAGCATCAATAGCATTTTTAAATTCAGAACCCATTATCTGCAACTCAATAAAAGGCTCTCTAATACTGCCGTCTCGCATTTTGTAGGAACCTGTAAGTGGGTTGATAGAGGCTATTCTACCTTTTGATTCTGCATACCATTCACTAACTGTTTTCTTTGTATGGGGGAATGCTAAAGCCCTTGAATCAGCCGATAAGGTAGTCTGTCTGCCACTCGATTTAATAACTATCTTGTCTTCTTTAGATTCTAAAGTGATAACTCCACGATGAGGTTTTAAGACACCCAACATCTTCTCAATGTCCGGTATAACATATTCTTGTTCGTCTACTTCGTTTGCTAAACATGAAAAAGTAGCAACACTTGATATTCCATCCCTAACTATGTTAGTAGTGGATAATAGATTATCATCAGACCCACTAATCACACACCCCTTTACTTGAGGTATGGGTTTTCCATTGATATTACATACTCTCTGTGTTCTACTCAACAACTTCTCTAATTCTGCCTTACTTACCTTAAGCATATACTACACACCTTCCTATGTCCTTATTAAACCACCGTGATATAAGGATGCTTTTCTGCCATTCTTGCACACATCTTACACGGCTCTCGCTCTTTCAAATCACCGTTTTTATCAGTAGGTTGTTCTGATGTGTAGATACCAAAAGTGTCTACACCTCTACACAGTAAATACGATTTACCCGTCACCCCTATGTCAACTGCGTAATGCCACTGTCTTTTGCGAGACGGGAATACCTGCCTAACCTTCATTGTCAGCACTCCATTTCAAGAACGGCAGACCGAACCATTCAACATTACCATCAGATACTCGCAAAACAGTATGCGTAGTGCCTAAATGTTCTTGGTTCCACCCTTTCATTTCTTCTATGGTTGCTCGAATTTCCCACTCGTTTTCATTCATCTGTGGGTCAGACTTAACGCCAGCCGCAACATCACCTTTCTTGGTGTATCTTGCTAAGAAAATCTGTTGCGAGAACAATCTCATTGTTCCCTTTTCCCAATCCGGTTGTTCGCCTACTTTCATTAGACCTTTCTGCCCGTTTCCTATGTCTGCGAACTGCTTAACATCTTTTAGATGGTAAGTAAAGAATACTGCGTCAACGGGTAGTTGATGCGCTCTATTCATTACATCACGGAATAATTGGTTGCGAATGCGCCATTCTGCTTGATTGAATTTATCTCCATCTTCAACATTGATAGGATTCTTAGACCTATTCATCAGAACATCAGTCATAGCCAATTCGCACCACTTCAAGAAAGTAGAGCCTCCATCAATGATGACCGCACCTATCTCTCCTTTCCTCGCTTCCTCTCCGATTAACTTAATGAAGTAACCCATCTTGTCAATCAGAGCAGTCCAATTAGTAGAATTATCTTCGTTGAAGATAAAAGAATCGGTTTCGTCAAACAAAGGAACAACCTTTATATTTTTGTCATGTGGATAGTTACATGTAACTGTCTGAATCGCAGAATTATCAACATCTATGATGATAATCTCTTTGTCCGTTCTCCCTCTGGCAATATCAACCGCCAGACCCGTCTTAGCACAGTTTTCCTTTGCGACAAGAGCCATTCTGATAGGATTATCAGAGACTCTTGGTCTTGAGAACAATTCTCTGAAATGCTCTATACCATACTTTGCGCCTTCTTGCTCTTGTTTACTCTCCTCTTTTGTTCCCCAACTCATTGTATCACTCCCAATCGTCTATTTCAGTCTGGGAAGAAGAGTCAGTGTCCGTAAGGACACCGACTTCTTCAACACAGAACCAACCTGTCGTTGCTAATTTTCCGTCTCCGTCTCGATTCACATAAGGAGAACCGACTACGGCTACAACTGAACCAACACCGAATGAAACTTTAGAATCCTCTTCTTGCGATACATACAAGTCGAGAGGGGCTGATAGAGAGGTCAAATCTAAATCAGATAGAGTTAGAATATAACCACCACTTTCTCTTGGGTCAATGTGTGCGACTTCCATCACTATACATACAAGAGCATCCCACTTCTCTTTATCAGAGAGAGTATTTACATGGTCTTCGATAAAGTCAAGACCGTCAAGCATAGTAATGTGGTCTGGGATTAGACCAGAACCATCAGACATAAGAGGGGCTTTAGGGAAAATACTCGCAAGGTTTGAATCAAGAGTATATTGCGAAACTCCAGCCTTTGTATACGCTACGCCATTCTTAGATAGATTGGCAGGTATTTGTAGAGGAGAGAAGGTAGGATAATTTACCTTTGCTAAATCTCCTCTGAATTTCATAGGAATCAGTTTCGGCGCATCCTCACTACCCTGTTCTCTACCTAAGAAAAGGCAGGTTCTTTCTAAATCAGAAGTCGCTCTTGCCTTTCCATATGCGTAGTTAGGAGAACCCGAAGGATATGTAGGCGAGGTTTTGTTCTCGATACATACGAAGTAACCTGTGCCGTCTCCAATATCTGTCGCTTGTTTAGGCAACTTGTCACCGGACATTTCTCCCAATTCAACTGCAAAAGGAGTCTTGTTTGTAAGTGTAGGATTGTGAACAATCCTATATCCGCCTTGCGAATCATCATGTAGATACAGAGTGATAAGACCTTGTGCTACAAGGTTCTTTCTGCCTTCTTCGTCTAATGTCTTCAACATATTCTGATACTTTGTGTAAAACACTTTACCCCAATCTTTGTATCTTGGACTACTCAAGAACATACCTTCTAACATAGTGCATCCACTACGGGATAGTCTTGCTTTCTCTGCTCTCATTTCAGCCGCTGCCATTCGCAAGGTCTTGTTTTCAACCTCTGCTTCTGATACACCCGCCGCTACGAGTGACACGGCATGTGTGTCCTTAGCCTTCTTGTGTCGTGCGAGTAATTCATTCAATGAACAACCCACATTCTTTGCTACTCTTTCATACATCTCGCTACTTATCATCAGTTTTCACCTGCTTCATATTTCCGTTATACCCATGTCCTTATTAATCCCTCGATGCCAACATACGACAGAAATCCCAACGGACTATTGTCTCATCACAACCTTGCAGTATGTCTCTTTCGCTGATAATAGAGGACTCTATAACTCGCATCTTTGCTTCTGCTGATGCGTCTGAATTGACGGCATAATCGAAGACCTTTCGGATAACTACCCTCATAGGCATATCCTTAGTCAGACCTACCGCCATGTCTACACTTCTTTCCTTTGCACATATGCGAAGGAAAGTCTTAGGATTAAAATCTGATACATCAAGACTTAGAACAAAGGAGTCTCTATCTTGGTGTGTTACTGTATTGTATGCTTGAAGACAATTAATAGCATTTCTCAAATCGCCTCTGTGAGCGTGTGCTATTGCTCTGATATGTTCATCGGGAACATAACAGTTTTCTTTGTTGGATATGTAGATTAGTTTCTCGATAATAGCATCTATCTCTATCTCTTTGAAATGACGAAGTTGACACCTCGACTGTAGGAAAGGAGTGACTTTGCTAATATCATTACAAGTCAGAACAAAATAACAAGTTGCGTTTTCGATAACACCTTTAAGTGCGTCTTGAGCCTGTAAAGTAAGTCTATCTGCTTCATCTAATAAGATGATAGTCTCCCACATACCACTCTGCGACATAGGGATGATTTCTTCTTCGATAAACTCTATACCTCTGGTTCTTTTGCTACTCGCATTGTAGATATGCAAATTGAAATTAAGATGCCTTGCTAATAGATATGCTATTGAGGTCTTGCCTGTTCCAGCACCGACACTATGGAGGAGGAAATGATTCATATTTTCTGATGTAATATTCATCATCTCTGATACTATTATATCTTGACCTACGACTTCTTCAAATGTCTTAGGTCTATACTTCTCGCACCAAATCATCTCATCATCTCCCTCATATCTCTCATGTGTAGGGCATACATATCTTCATCATAAATCTGTTGGCACTCAAGACACAAAGTCATAGAAGTCTTTGCTATACTATCTTTACATATTTCGCAGAGAGGTATTCCTTCTTTTTTGAGAATCCTCTTTACAAGAAATCTACTTACTCTCTTCATTCCTCTTCACCCCATGTCTTTAGGAAGTCGTCAACTAAAGGAACGAGTCTTCTATACATACCGAGAGGAGACATACCCGTAGTATCAAAGAATATGCTCTGATGGGCATATTGCGTTTCCGATAATACTTCATCAACGGGTTCCAACTGCTCGCTTATATGTGCAAAGCCTGTAGCACCACGATTAATTAGAGTCTGTTGGTTTGCGTCTAAGCGTATTACCATCCCACCCATGTTAAGTATATGCAAGGCTTCGTTGGTATGTCTAACATCATCAATAATAGCAACGCCGTAACCTTGTTTGTCAGCATATTTCTGTAGTCTCTCAACCCAATAGTCGGGGTCAACTAATGCCCTACGACCTTGACCCCATGCTTGAAGAAGAGGTCTTGTGCGAGTCTTATCTTGTGCTTCTAATAAATCCCATAAGTAACGAGCCTCACGCTTCTGTTGCTTATGGAAAAATGCCTGTGCTACTTCTTCTCTAAGACTTTCTGCGAAAGATAGTATGGGTAAGTCGAATTTCTGTGCAAGCAGACCAGCAAGAGTAGATTTACCGGATTTCATATTTCCGCATATACCTATGTATAATGTCATAACCACACCCCCTTGCGGGAGTGAGAGACGGAACGCTTTGCGCTCTGCTTCACCGCCTCTTCACCCCCTGCGGAGGTATCTTTCCCATATCCCTGTATACCTTCTGGGAAGCAGTCGGTACAGAGAGGAAGTGAAAGTGCTTGTTTGTCTGTAATCTCGCCCATATCGTGTATAGGCGCACCGCAGTAATACTTACCTCCTTTGGAAGTAAGGTGCGATTCGTTGTTAGTCCTGTGGAGTCTCCATTCCGCTTTGATTCTCACCATATTAGTGAGTAAACCCCATGTCCTTATTAATCAGACGGTCTTCTCTGACATATCAGACATTCAGACCAATCCTCTTGTATCAGCCTCATTTGTTTACAACCTAAACATCTAATGGCATTCTTTTTTTCTGCAACAGTCATACTCGAATAAGGTCTTGTAAACACTAAGTCTTCTTCGTCTTTGATAATCGAATCATCAATCGCATAGACAGAATTGATAGTCATTGTACCATCCCCAACATCAACCTTATCTGTTCCTGTCTGTATTATCTGTATATTTTTAGCAAGCATAGCAGAGAGGCTTGCGTCAGAAGGCATTACTCTAAAATTACCTTCTTCTAAAAGAATACTCGCAACGGCAGAACGGGTCATTTCACCCCTCTCGAAGAGGATTTCTGCAATCCTTCTTCTTATTCTGGCGTTTGCGTTATTTTTAGCCACATACTGTCCTTGACTTTGCGATATTTAACTACTCGTCTAACATACCTATGTAAGCCACCGACAACTCCCCAGAACCCTCTACATATTTATCATCGGAAAAGTATCTACTTTTTCGATTAAAAAGTATTCTAAACAACCTGTCAAGGACTTCGCCTTTCATAGGCATTAGCAAAAAGAGCCACATCAATATCATACAACCCTCGAATGTCAGAGCCATGAAACAACATTCTCCTTAGTCTTCTTCATTTTCTTAGGTAACTTATCTCTGGGGATTTGCGCTCTAATAAGATTAGCAACTTCACCGTCTTTTATTATCATATCTCTATACTTATCGCTTTCTCTGAACATATGCAATTCGCAATCCTCTACTTTCTTTTTCTTTTTGGGGAATGCTGGTCTGTGTTTTACAGGACTTATACCAAAACAAATAGTGGCTTGTTGCATATCCTCTGAACACCAACGGAAAGACTTTGCTAAAAGTCTGTATATCTCAATGTCTCTGACATTCTCTCGTAGAAAGGAAAGCATAAGAGGAACAGGAACCCTCTGTGTATTATTCCAGACCCTATTCCTATCTTGCCAACGAAGTGTCGCTTGAATCGCAGATATGTAATCTCTATTGCCTTTCTTTAAACTTCTATCGTAGATAACTCTATCATCGTCAATCTTAGGTGCTTTATCGCAGACTATTATCATTCTGTATTTTATGTAATCGAGCCAACCTACACAATCCTCTGCGTCTGGTCTTTTGATGTGACAGATAACCGTAGTATCAATAGAGGGAGATGTGAAAAAACCATCACCCTCTATGTATTCGCCTACACGGTAAGGTTCAGCATCAAGCGTAAAAATGAGCATCCCCATCATACTCACCTATCAACTTTGTAAATTCTTTAACACCGTTAGAATTTATGCGACTGATTAGAAGTCCTCTACTTGCCATAATTCGCAGATGCCTTGATACAGAATAGACAGTTATACTACACGACCTCTGCGGTAGCGTCTCGATAGCCTTTGGCAGAAGTTGGTCTGCCGTAAACCAATCGGATAACTCCCACTCTTGGACTGCGGCTTCGACTGCTGAACCACGATACTTCTTACTCATTGTGGAACCTCCCATTCTGTGTCTACTTCACGGTGGACTATGTCTAATAAATCTAACATCTCCATACACATAATATCTTCATCTGCATGTCTCTCCAATAATTCTCTGAACCTATCGAAGGCTAATGCTTTGCGCTCATACTCACGAAGAACATCTATTGTTTCTTCGTAAGTGTAAGGCTCTCGTTCATCTAACTCGACATTACCCCAACATATCTGCGATACTTCTTCACATAATTCCTCTACTTGTGGTGTATACCACTTCTCATCAAATCTAATCATACCTATTCTACTCATTCAATATACCCCCTTATCCCATAACCA